GCGAGACCAGGAGGAGAAGCGAGAGAAGAGGGGGAGGCGAGGGGGAGGAGAGAGGAGGAGGAGAAAGGAGCGGCGAGAGAGGGGGAGACAGCGAGGGAGAGGAGAGGAGGGGAGACAGCGAGGGGAGAGCATGAGAGGGAGCGCTCCTAGTGACGATCAGAGAGGAGCCAGACAGAGGAGGGAGGGAGGGGAGGCTCTCCCCTGAGGGAGCGCTCTCGAGCGAGAGCAGAGGCTCGAGCCTCAGAGGCGAGGCGCTCGCAGTAGGAGCGCAAGACGGAGGAGAGGAGAGGAGAGAGCTCGCCAGAGGAGACAGAGCCGAGGAGAGCGCCAGAGGAGGAGCGAACAGAGCGAAGGGGAGCCGAGGTCATGAGAAGAGAAGAGAAAGGAGCGGGAGGCCTTGAGGCCTCCCTAGGAGGAGAAAGGCGAGAGCTTCTCAGGAGCGAGAGAAGGCGAAGGAGCCACCATCGGGGAGAGCTTGCCAGGAGCCAGAGCCGAGAGGGAGAGCGAAGCGAGAGGCGCTCTCAGGCTTCGCTCCTCGCGAGCGCTTGAGGCGAAGGAGCACAGCGAGGCCAGAGAAGCCAGGAGCGGGAGAGGGATCGAGCATCCTTAAATCATTCGCGTCGCCATTGATGCACTGCAGGAGCGCCTCTCGGCCGTGCTGATCGCGAAGGAGGAGCGAGACAGGGAGAGGCTCCCCCTTAGGGAGGAGGATTGGCACGGCAACAGAGAAGCCGGCCTCTGCTGCGTCAATTGCTCGAGAGGAGCAGCGCTCCTGATCAGCAGCGAAGGAGGCCGTCACGTGCACGCCGGCCTCGCGAGCGGCGAGGAGGCCAGCAGCGCCGAACAGGGGAGATTTCGCATAATCGTAGAGAGAAAGGAAGGGGACAGAGGCGAGCGCCTCGGGGATAGTGCGGATGCCAGAGGGGATAGGAGCGCCGAACAGCTCAGAGAGGAGAGCGGCCTCCTCTGTTGAGAGGCGAGCGGCGAGCCAGGCCTCCTGCCATGGGAGCTCCTGGGTTCCGTTGAGCCTCAGAGCGAAGGGGAGGCCGAGGCGGCGAGCCTTGCGATAGGAGAGGCCTGCAGCCCATAGGAGGCAGCGAGCGAAGGCCTCACGATCGGCGAGAAAGGCGAGGGAGCGGCGAGAGCGGCAGAGCTGGACAGCAGTTGAGAGCCCCCCATGGCCAGAGAAGGCGAGGCAGAGATCCTCACAAGATGCCGTCTTAAAAGGGCAGGCATCGAACAGGAGAGCGCGAGCCGTGAGGCCTTCGCGATCGGCAAGCTCTCTCAAGCCAGGGAGCTCCCCTCTCACGGCAACAGAGCCAGGCAGAGAAGGAGACAGAGCGCGAGCCAGGGAGCGCGAGGGAGGGAGATGCAACAGAGCAGAGAAGGCGAGGCCGCTCCCCTTCGCGAGCTTCGCGTTTGAGCTCCCATAGGTGAGGAGAGAATCAAAGGAGAGGCCGAACCGAGCAAGGAAGGGGGAGAGATCCTCAGGAGGCCGAGGAGCGCGGCCGAGCTTAAGGGGAGCGGGAGGAGCCAGGAGAGCGGCAGGCATGATCAACAGAGAAGAGAGGGGACAGAGAGAAGGCCTCCCCCTTGAGAAGGAGAGGCCAGAGCCTCAGGAGAGGCGAGAGCGGCGATTGTCTCTCTGAGCGAGGCCGTCACCGAGAGCAGCGCCAGAGAGGAGGAGAGAAGTGACGGCAGAAGTGGAGAAGAGAATAAAGGGGAGAGCCAGGGGAGCGGCCTCCTTAGCAGAGGGAGCCTCAGAGGCCCATTTCGCGTAGGAGAAGGAGCAGAGGCCGAATAGGACAGAGCCGAGGCCGAGGAGGCCAGAGAAGGCGAAGGAGGAGAGAGGGGAGCGCATGAGAAGAGAAGCGAAGGAAGGGGAGGAGAAAGGGAGGCCTCGAGGCCTCCCTAGGAGGAGCTCAGAACCGAGCAACAGAGAGGGGGAAGGAGACGGAGCCTTGAGCGTGTCCACGCTCCTTATGGGCAGCAGAGAAGGAGGGGAAGGAAGGGAAGCCAGGGAGAGGCTCTCCCGAGCGTGCATCGATAATACGGAAGGAGACAGAGCGGCGAGCCATGAGAAGAGAAGCGAGAGAGCGAGGCGATCGCTCGCCTCTGAAGAGACAATAGAAAGGAAGGAGAGGGAGGCCAGAGCCTCCCCTCCCTTTTGTCACAATCCGTCACAATCGGGAAGGAGCTCCTCAAGGTCAGAGAGAAAGGCCTCGAGCGTGGCGGAGGGGAGCCACCTAGCGAGCTCCTCGAGCACAAGAGGGAGGCCAGAGGAGGCGAGGCCGAGCTCCTCGGCTCGATCGAGGAGGAGAGCACGTTGATAGGAGGGGAGAGCCACTAGGAAGGAGAGCAGAGATCAGCAGAGCAGACAGAGGGGGGAAGCCCAACAGAGAGCGGCACGCCATGGCGAAGGCGAAGGAGGGAGCGCCTCTCGAGGAGGAGCCTCTCGATCGCTTCACCATCCCCAGAGAGGCGAGGGAGAAGGCGCTCGATCGTGGCGAGGCGCTTCTCCTCTGGCGAGAGCTCAGAGCGAGGAGGGAGCGAGAGCACGGCCTCGAGCTCAGAGGGGGAGAACTGGCGGCCCTCGCTCTCAACAGAGGCGAGGAGCGAGGCGAGCTCAGAGGGGGAGAGGGGGGAGAGCATGGCAGAGCCTCAGGAGAGGGGAGAGAAGAGAAGGGAGAGAAGCTCCTCGAGAGCCTCCTCGAGCTCCTCACGATCAACAGCAGAGAGAGGAGCGGGAGAGGCGAGGCGCTCCTCGAGCTCGCGAGCGTAGAGAGCGGCCTCACGGCGAGAGGAGAAGGAGAAGCGAGGCCAGGAGAGATCAGAGGCGAGGAGCTCGTGAGAGGAGGCCATAGGAAGGAGAGCGAGAGAACAGAGAAAGGAAGGAGAGGAGGGAGGCCTCGAGGCCTCCCTAGGGGGAGAGCCTCAGAGGAGGCCGAGGCGAGCGGCTCGCTTGAGCAGAGCAGAGCGGGAGGCCTTCGCCAGAGAAGAGGAGCTCTCGCCAGCTTGAGCCAGAGCCTCGATCAACAGAGCGCGAGGAGAGGCCTCAGAGAGAGGCTCGGGCAGAGAAGCGGCGAGGCGCTCGAGGAGAGCAGCAACAGAGCGAAGGAAGGGAGCGAGGCGGCCTCGCTCCTGCCAGAGGCGAGAGGCGAGAGCATGGCAGAGAGCCAGAGAGAACAGGAGAGCCTCGAGAGAGCGAGAGGCGATCGCCTGCCATGGCAGAGAAGAGAGCGCCTCGATCGCGTCAGACAGAGGAGGGAAGGAGGGGGATCTATGGGGGGAAGGAGCGAGCATGAGAAGAGAAGCGAGGGGACAGAGGCCAGGAGGAGCGGCCTCGATCGAGACAATAAAGAGAAGAGGAGAGGAGGCCAGAGGCTCTCTGGCCCATTGAAATATTTCGTAACGTATGTGCCTATGCGCCTTGGCGCATAAAAGCATAGGCGGCCAAGCATGACTGGTTGCAATACGTATCAGTATCAACGAACTGGCATGATCAGTATCAACAACAGACTGCGCTTGTGATCATGATCATGATCAAACGGTGCTATCAGTACGTATCAGGAATCAATGCCTGATAACGATCAGTATCAAGAATTGGGCCTGATCATGATACGTATCACGGCCGCCGCTGCTACGGTTCCGTATCAGTAGCGATAGTACAAATGTACTAGAAAAATGGCCTATTTAAGCGCTTCTAATATACCGCATTTCAGCAAGTCCCTATACCGCCTTTTAGCAAGTCCCTATACCGCTTCCCATCGTTTCCAAAATTTTTACCAGCCATTCCCATCAAAAGCGGCCTTGATGGCCGCTTCTTCACTTTCAAACGGCCCACCAACAATTTGCTCGTCGCTGTCGCTGTAGTAATACCAACCTTCAATAAGTTCTGTGCCTTTGCAGCAGTCTTCGTTAAAGAAATCAATGAGGATCATGCCAGAATCTCCTGAAGCCTGCCCCACATCCATTGTTCCCTAGTGTCAGGGCGCAGCAGCTCATAGGCTTCATGATCCACGATGGCATCACCAGCACTGTCCACGTGCCCTTCAATATCGAGCTGCCAGATGCCCTTGCAGGCCCCATCAGCCCCATAAATGCCAATGATGTGCTCCCTGTCTTCCATGGCAAGCCTCACGTGGAAAATAAGCTGCTGGAGCGAAGCGGCCTGGTAGGAGCCCTTAGTGCAAGAGAAATACGGGCCGTTGTCTTGGAAGGTCTTGATGGTGGTGATCATTGGTCGTAAGTGGCGAGAGGTTCTTCTTCGATGGAAAGGGCAAGTTGCTTGAGCTGGTCTAGAGCTGCTCTGATCACATATGCTCTACTCACGGAAGCTTCATCAAGAAGCTCATCAAGAGCGTGGATTTCGTCATAGAGTTCTTCAATGGAAGAGAAAGTACGTGCAGCGTAGGGCACGCCATATTCATCTTCCGAGACAAAACTAACGGGAAAAGGCATGATCAGCCGTTAATGCAAGAGTTGAAGAATTGTTCTGCTTCCCACTTGTGGTCGAAGAGACCGTAGGAAGTGGTGTGGAGCTGGAATTCTGTGATGCGTTCCCAGCCATAGGCTTCCCACTTGCGGGAGCCATCAGCGCAGAGATAGGACTGCACGCCGTAGCCGCTGTGCTGAGCCTGGCGATCAGCTTCAAGCTTTTCGAGGTAGGAAGACATGATTGGTTCTCAATAGTTGGTCTGAAAAGAGCTATGTCGCTTTGCCAGCGGAAGCTGCAGCGTGCCAATTGTCCAGCTCTGATATTCAGAAGTGGCGCCAGGCTTGCCGAAAACGAATGTTTCAACAAACACTTCATCATGCTTAGCGTCATAGCTATAAGCGCGGCAAACACCAGTGGCAAGGTGATGGGTTTTGAGGGTTTTGCCGTTTTTGAGGTCTTGCAGGAAGTCGGTCATTGTTGGTTAATCGAAAGGGAGGCTCGCGCCTCATGAAAGAACAATAAAAGAGAAGCGGGGCGTTTCCGCCCCTTTGCAACAATGCTTAACAGAAGGCCGTGCGTCCGTTGGAATAGGCCCACCACTGCTTGGTACCTTCGCTGGCTTCCTGCTCCCATGCTGCCCACTTCTCAGGCACAGGCTCAGAAACAATGCGGGTGCCAGCGGGCACCTTAATGGGGCCAGAGAGCGTGCTGATGGTCCATTGATCCATCACAGGGCCATTGATGTACCAGCTCTGGCAAACGTGCAGCAGGCCAATCAGCTCAAGGGAGCGAGGATCCTCGGCGCCAGCTCTCTGCTGGGTGGGGAAAGGCTGGTGCCAGTTCGGCACGGTGACAGTGATCTTGATGCGATCCAGCTCTTCAAATTTGGTCCAGTAGCCAGGGCCGGTGAGCTGCTCGACGGAGTGGTTGATGATTGCCACGGAAGGAAAGCGAAGAAAGGGCGTCGCCGCCCATGCAGAGAACAATACAGCATGACGGGGCCTGTGACGAGGCCCGTTACATTTCGTAATATTCTTAATAGAGGCTCTTTATTGAGAATGGCCCAAGCCTGCCAATGCGTAGGGCGGTTTCCTTGACAAATTGCTGGCTATTGGTTTTTGTATTTTTGATTTTATGCAAGCCAGTTTCCGTTATCTTCACCACTGCATATTCGCCCCTCCATTGTTGAAAGCCTGAATCATAAAGGTCAACGAGGGTTCCAATGGGGAAAGGCATGATAGTATTTGTGTTCCCAATGATTTCTTCATTGAGGCGTTACCAGCGAGGGAGCACGCTGTGAGGGCTAGGCCTCGTGAAGCCTAGCCCAGCTCTACCATTCAGCCTTGCTGGGCCATGATGCCCATGAGAATTTCTTCCACATAGCTTTTGGTGGCGCGAAGCTTCTCAAGGGCTTCTGTTCTTTCATCACGAGCTTTGTAAAACGTTTCCCAATCATTAAAATCACGTCCGTTGCATGTGGCTTCACAGAGCGTGTCGATGGCGGAATCAATAGCCTTGTAAGCGGCGTGATATTCGTTCCAAAGGGTTTTGCCGCCAGTGCCGTTGAGAGTGATGGTGGGGATGGTTGCCATGGTTTGAGGCGCGAACAAGGGAACAATACAAAAGAAAGGGGCCTGATGGCCCCTTTGTCACAAAGCTTTACAAAGACAAAAGTCGCTTGATGTCGCGCTCAACGTTCTTCAGGCTATGCCTGTCTGTCGTGCTTTTGCTGCAGACAAGCATTTTGCCAGAAGAATGCTTAAAAACATAATGCTTTGTTTGTCTATGCAAAACAAAGTCATGCTTTTTAACAAGCGCAAACAATTCTCGTCTATTGTCTTTAAGCGCCATTAAAGCACTTTCCAAATGTCATCTTGCAAAGCATCTGCAAGCGTGATTAACAAGTCTTTCTTGCTTTTATAAGCGGGCTTATTAACGCGGGAAAGAATAAAAGAGCGAGCAGAAGAACGATCATTGGAACTATAGTCTTGCCATTTATGCTTGGCATTGTCGGAAACCATTTTGGCAATGGCTTGTTGCGTTTTTGTAAGAGGCATGGTTCAGAGATTTCGGGAGTGGATGTAAAAAGACAGGGTTTTAATGCGAGCTTCCAATGCGCCAATGTAATTAAACAGGCGCTCAAGCATCACGCCGTCTTCTTCCATTAGCTCTTCTGCTACTGGTCGCCCTTCGGGGAGTAAATACCGAGAAAATAGCACTCTGTCTCTGTTTGACATGCGTGGCTTGTTTTTGCGAAAGAAGCGCATTGTTCAGAAGACGAGGGTTTGTCCGTTGGCTTTGATGCTTGTCACGCGCTCGCAATCAAACGAGCGCCAGGCACCTTGCCCTTCTTTGCGAGCAATGGAGAAATCACGACAACGAACAATGCTTGGCTTTTTGATTGCCGTGCCCGTTCCTTTGATTTCCTTGGTGTCCCAAGGATTAAATTGAAGCTTGCGCAGGGAACCGTCTGCCTTAACGAATTCCACTGAAACAATGCTGTGACCAGCATTGAAGATGAACTGTTTAATGCGGGAGGTTTTGTCCATGAGGAGCCTGTCGCCAGGGGGAGTATGGAAGAGGAAGAAAGGGGGAGCCTCTTGTGAAGCTCCTTTCCCATCGACCGAAGGAACTATAGGCTCAGTTGAGCGGGGCTGTCAAGCCTTGGCACGGGGAAGCCGTTGACAATGCGGCAGTAGCGCTCAGGATGCAGGAGCATGCACTTCTCCAGGCCTTCCTTGTTGGGCAGCACGTTAGGGGAAGCTGCAATGGCAAAGGCACCTAGGCCAAAGATGAGGCTCACCAGCAGGAATGAAGCTGCGTCTTTCATGGCTTTGAAATGCAGATGGACGCTTCGCCCTGGGAAGGGGAAGCAATGCGAGAGAAGCTGCCGTAGGACAGGTCCAGAATGCGGCCTCCGTAGTATGGACCTCTGTCCGTGATTGTCACCGTCACTGACTTTCCATTGTTACGATTCTTCACACGCAATTGCGTGCCGAATGGAAGCCATGGGTGGGCAGCAGTAAGAGCGTGGGCATCAAAGCGAGAGCCATTTGCTGCTCGTTGACCGTGATAGCCATCGCCAATGCCATAGTGCGAGGCAATGCCACATTGGAGCGTTGCTGCTTGCGCCTGGAAGGGGCAGAGCAGCAGGAGAGAGAAAAGGAAACGTTTCATCAAGAAGAACAAAAGAACTAGCGAGGGCCATGCCGTCTCCGACAAGGCAATGCCCATTGTGCCATGAAACTGCTCGTTGCTGCCGAACGGACTCAGCGTGTTATGATTTCTAGGCATTCGGTCCTAGCGGCTTAATTGCTGCTCTCGTCTTTGGGCGAGCCGTGAGGGTGGACGCCTCTGATGATGCGGGCAAAGCCGTATGGCTTAGCCAAGGAGTTTTTGCATGGTCTCCTGCGAGGCGCGTCATCTCCCTACGCAACTGATGGGAAACTGGGGTATCGGAGGATGTAAAGAAGAAGGGCCTAACGGCCCTTTTTCTTTTGCCTATACAAAGCCAGCTAGACTCGCGCAATACAAGACCAGCCGATCATGAAGCTTTCTGCAGAGCAGGAAAGGGAAAGGCTTAAGCGATGGATGGCGAGCGGGGAGGTTTATGACCCTCGTAATGAACCAGATTACGATACGTTTGAATATGCCACTGAACCATTGCCTGGTGATACTACGTGGGCAAAGAAAAAGCCCCTTGAGGGGCTTTAGCAGGATTCTTGATAAATGGCGTTTATTGGAAATCCTGATAATTAGCAAAACTCTCAGTGGGCTTGACTAGTGCTGGATCGGTGTAAATGACAGTTCAAACCACTCACCATCGCTGTTGCAATAAAAGAGATGAGGCGGTTCTGATTCTTGCCATACAAGCTGATTGCGGCAATCCTTGTCAAATTCCCAAGGCGGATTGATGTTTCGTCGAAGCCTGTAAATGCCTCCATTGGGTAAAGCTGGGTGGTTCAGGCGGATGCCCTCGGCGCCGTCAAAGCCTGCTTCTTGTGGGTTCATTAGTTGATCGGACTACTAAGGCAAAGAGATGCGTTCAACACGGCGCACTTCCAGTAAGTGCGGACCATCTTCGGAATAGACGGCTAAGTAATGCTGCCCTTCATCCCAGGCTTGCTCCAGGGTTGGAGCTGTACCGCCTGCCTGCTCTTCGCCGTTATCGTCAAGCACCGAGAACTCGTAACTGGTGTCAAACACTGTGCAGTCAGTCATAAAGAATAGAAGTGATGTTGACTAATCGGGCAGGGATTCAAGAGCTTGCTTAATGGTTTCAAGGTCTTGGTGAAACTCTCTAGTGTCATCAGCGCCTGTGGCTATGGCATAGAGGGCACCTAGCGCCTGCTCCTTCAAGCTCGGCGGCTTGGGGCGGCGGGCGGCGCGGAGTTTGGTTCCATGCCCCCAGCCAGTGCCAAGTTCACAGTTCAGCAACTCACAGCACGCCTCCAGCTCCTGATCAGCGCCCCAGCGGGCGGATTGGGTGGCAAGAGCAAGCTCAACATCGCTTACTTCACCAGTAACGGTGGCACCGAAGTAGGTGCCAAGCCACTGCTGTACAAGCTCAGGCGGCGGAGTGATTGGGTGTCGTTGAGTCATTGGTGAACCTCGTAGTGTGTAGAACTTAGGTGGATTTAAAACTGTCTTTAAACTCTTGCCATCCTTCTTCTAGTTGTTTGTCTGCCCATCCCCAGACACCGTGTTCCATGCCATCAATGTTGGCTGCATCAATCTCTTGTTTAATGAGGTGACGCAAATGATCAAGTTGTTCTTCAGTCATGGTTGGTCTCCATTTTTTTAATACGTTTGTGCATTTGCCATAACAAGATCATCAATGATTCTGTATCAAGTTGAGAAGCGTGACTCCCTTGCCAGTACGCAAACTGCTCAACAAATCTGTAGTAGTCATCTGGAAGATCAGATTCATCTGTAATGCGAGCCAAAAGAAAAGACATGGAGAGTGTCCATTGGTTAAATGGAAGTGATGAGACGATAGCGCTTAAGGATTTCCTCTTGCTCTTTTTCTCGCCAGTACTGAAGCCTGCGCTCAAGCTTTGCCGTGGCAAGTTGCATTACGCTTCGCTTGTCGTGGTCCCAATCAAGCTCAGAATGATTGGCCAAAGAGCTGCTCGTAGGCATGAGAGAGAGCGCGAAATTTCCTAAGATGATGATCCCTATCTTTCGCCAACAATTCCGCGAGATCTTTAACGAGCTGGTCGCCATTGTCATTGTCAAAGTATTCAAAAATAGCGTCCGTAAGTGTGTCTTTGGGCGTGCTCACAGTTGACCTCCTTTGATGGCGTTGTTGTAGTTCATCAGATATTCTTCAAAATCAGCGCCAGTGGGAGCTTCTTTACAAAGCTCTTCATGATTCTCCTTGAGCATTTCCAAGCTCACGACAAAAGCACAACGAATGCGATCCAGGGCAAGCTGTTGCACGAGATTGGGCTCTTCATCAATAGCCTTTTCAATGGTGCAAATGTATTCCTGCAGATCTTCCATGGAAAAACTGCGAGTGATCATGGGGCTACCAAAGCTCATGGCCAGATCACCATCCTTGAAGGCAGAAATGGGATGGTTTGGCAGCAGGCGATTAAATGTGGTGGTCACGATGGAAAGACGGAGGACTAGCGACGTTCGCCGTCGCATGAGCAAAGTATGCCAGCAAAAGGCCCCCATCAAGGGGGCTGTTAATAAATCGTTACAAAGGCCTGATTGGCTGTCGCAATGCCTGCGTGGCAATACTGAGATTCTTCTGGCACGGCAAAGGTTGTTCCCTCCATTTCGTGGCAATGGCATGGCAAGCGCCCATAGGCTCCAGCTCAGCATGCCTGAAGGCGCGGTCCAGGAGGATTTGATAAGCCTGGCGCTTTGGCTTGCTCAGAGGCTCTTCTGGCTCCTCGATGTTGGTGCGAGCAAAGTCGGCCAGTTCCGTAATATCATCCAGCTCGTTCGTGGCAATAACGAAATGCCTGCCCTTGGCTTGAGCCTTACGCCATGCTGGATGAATGGGAGGCTCTTCCATTGCTAACGCCTTCACGTCTTCTTGAAGTTGAGGCGGAATGCAAATGTGTACCATCCGATGCAGTGAATGCTCTTCAACAAAAGAGAGCTGGATGTCCATGGTTAGGCGAAACGAAACTGTCCGAAATTAAAGGAGCGTGAACCAATGGTGATTTTGCTTTCACCAAAGCCGTCATACATTGTGCCAAGGAGAAAGCTATTCCTCCATTGGAAACAAAATTGTCCTAGGCGGAGATGGCCAGTGGCATCAGTACAATGGAAAGAGAGAGTCATAGTTGAGGATCCTCAGGAAGCGGGGGAATTTCTTCGATGAGGGCAATCTTCACATCAGGGCGCATTGCAAGAATGAAATGCTCTGCTTGCTTTGCTGAAATTGCCCCAAGGGCAATTTTCTTCCCGTCTGACATTGTTATGCAAAAGGTACGGCAAGTAGCAGCCATTACCAACTTTCCTCCTCAAGCTCTTCAAGGATGTGTTGACTGAGCGTTTTTTCAAGCATGGGCTTCCATCCGCCGTCGCCTCCAATGCTATTGATTTCTGAAAGGAGATGGAGGGCATCAGCAACGCGAGTGGCGTCCATCAGACAGCTACAGGCCATACTTGGCTCCTCGCCAATCAGCTCCTCGAACATGCCAATGTGCAGCTCAAACCATTTACCAAGACAGAACAGGGCAATCTGCCTGTAGGTTTCGTCGCCATGCTTCTGGAGCATGGATTCAATGGTGGCGGCCAGCTTGGGAGGAATACCTACTGTGCCATGGTCCTGCAGGCCAGGGGAGATTGAAGAGGCAATAGCTTGGCGCTTGCCGTCTTTGGCGGCTACGGCCTGGCGCAGGAATTGATCAACGGAATCAAACTGGTCCAATGCAAGGGAAGCATTTCGCTAATAATGGCCCCTTGTGGGGCCATTGTCAATAATCATCTTCATTAATTGTTTGTAAAGGCATGGTTTCAGGAATGGGCTCACTTTCTGGCTCAGCATCAAAGCTGATGGTCTCAGCAGACGCAAGGAGAGAATTGCCACGTCGTTCTTCCGTTGCCTTGGCTTCCTTTTCTTTTTCAATGGTCGAAGACAAGTCTTTTAGGAAGGTTCGGTAGGAAGTGTCTTGGTTTTCTACGGGCTTGATTTCGTTAAGGCCCAAGAGCTTTGCTTGCTCAACCAGGGAGTTTTTGGCCACGTTAAGGAACGAAGCATCACCAGCACTTTCTTCTATCTTTACCATTTCCTTTCCGCCATCGTCACCACCGTCCATGATGGTTACTGTCTTCTTGCGCTTGCTGGTTTCAAAGCTTGCTAATGCAAGATCTTTAAGGTCCATTTGCTCTTTCAACAAACGAGCCCTATGCGTGTCTTGATTCTTGAGAATTTCCTGCGTATAAAGATCTCTGTTGAAATGCCTATCTCCATTAACTGTTTCCTTACTTAGTTTTAGTACATTCGCAATCTGACGATTGCTCATCTTCGCTGCCAATAATTCTTGCACCATCCACCGCCTTACGCCAAGCATTTCTTTGGTATAAATGCCAGCACCATGCGTGCCGCCCTTTGATTTATGTTCGCGGATGGCTTCGTATTGCGTAATTGGCACGCCTGCTTTTGTTAAAGCTTTCCTTGCATAAGCCTCTTCTTCTTCAGGCGTGGCGAATTCAATTTCTGGACGAGGCATTGTTTATTATTTTGCTCCTCGCATTGTATCCCCTTTTCCATGGAGAGTACGAACAAACAATTCAGTGAAACGTTCCATGCGAGAAGCCACGACAGTGGCGGGACCATCATCTATAGCTTTCTTGAGCATGCAAAGCTCTTCCCACTCAGAGTCAGACAATGGCACGATGATTTCCATAGTTAAGCAAAGGGGCGCATAAAGCGCCCCGTTTCTCCACAATCAATGATACTGCCAGAAGGCTTTTTCTAGCAAATCATCAAAATCGTTTAGCTTTTTAGGGCAATACTTTCGGACAAATTCTTCCATTTCTTTATGGAAGCTATCGACAATTTCTGCATAGGCAGCATCTAGTCCACGAGCGTCCATTTCATGCTCAGCTTCGCGCTCATAAGCGAGAGCCATGCAATCTTTTGGATTGGTGCAAAATTCACGCATTAGCCTGCTCCTGAGTGGCGAAGCCATTATCAATTAATTGCTTGATTTCATGCAAGCTAGAGCGCCAATGGCGCTCGCCATTCTCATCCCTTGCTCCATAAAGAGTTCGGGCCGCTGGTTGCGGCCCTTTGCTTGGCTTTGAAAAACCATGATGGACAATAGGCAAAATTTCTGCCCCATTGTGCTCTAGGAGGGGAAGCTTGTCTACTGGTTGAGGCGGAAGAAGCATTGCGCTGGTAGATTCCTTTGCAATGTTAAGAGCGTTTTAGACGATTGAAGGTTGTTTATGCCTTTTGTCTAGAACGTTCCGCCTTTGGGGCTCCACTATGTCTTGAACGGCATTGCGGAGGTTTGAGGCATCGTCAGGCTTTTGATCGTTTTGTTAGGTGATCTTGGCCTGATGATTGAACGCTCCGCCCTGGGGGGCTACGCTTGCCCTCGCTGGCCAGGCAGCTTAGGCTTGGTAGCTCCCTCATGCCCCGCTGAGCATGTCTGGATGCACGCGGGACATTCCGGAACCAGTTTACAGCCCCCCGCCAAATTTCCACAAGAGGGCCGATGGGGAAACTGGCACGCGCAAAAAAATGGGGCCATCAGGCCCCTTTTTCATTCCTCTTCGTCTTCGTAGTCTTCTTCCAGATCATCCTCAAAAATTTCGGGAGCTTCTTCGACGATGGGAAGAGAAGCAGCACTTTCGCTGTTGTCAAAAATTAGTTTCATAATTTTATGAGCGCTTTCTGTTTATACTAGAAAAAGCTGCTCGCTACGGTAGGCAGCGGGGAGGCTAGCAATAGAGCCTCCCTCCTATTGCGAGACAGTTAGAACCAATCATCCTCGTCTTCCCTTGCGGGAAGATTTTCATTTGTCACCATGGAAACAGGCTCTTCTTGCGGAGCTTGTTCCTGAGCGGGAGCATCTTCAAAAGCAAGATCAGGCTCAACGTAATCCCACGAATGGTAAACCCTATCCCTTTCTCCATTGGGACCAACGCTGAAGCTGCTGCTAATCAAACCTTGCCGCCTGGCCACTTCCAGCATCTTGCCCGTGGAGCCAGTGTCAAAGCTGCCTGACAGCATTGCCACTTGTTGTTTGGTGAAGCGTTCAGTTTTGCGCATTTCCACGACGTTCACCACTTGATTTAGCTCTTCCAAAGAACCACCAACTGGTCCTGCATAGTGCCAACCATATGTGAGATTGTCCCGTTTGAGCACGTGCTTACCTGTGAGGCCGCTCCTGCTCTTCATCCACTCCAGCGTAAATTCATTCGGATCGAAGCTTTCAGAACGCGTGAGCTTCACCACTTCACTAACGTTGTCTACAAAGCTTGTTGAATCGCGCAGACCTCCGCTTTTGTTCAAATGGTGGAGAATGAGGATAGAGCAACGATACGTATTAGCAAGATCACGCAGGCCATAAATAACGTCACCAGCATTGCTCTTCACCATGTCAACGTCCATGCCAGCAAGGCAAGCAGTGAGGCTATCAATCACCACAAACAGCGGACGCTCCTTCCTCACGTATTCTTCTAGCTGTCGCATGTGAGCAAAGCGCCAAGTTTCCCAAAATTCAATGGTGCGAGGAGCAAGGGCAGTGTCTTGATAGCCAATAACGGAAAGCTTTTCGCTGGTATCAATGAGAGGCTCGTCACTTTGACAAATGAGCGTTTTGCCTTTCATGCAACGCCTGCCGCTCCATTTTGTACCAAGACCAATATTAAGAGCCCAGTTATATGCCACTGTTGATTTGCCCGTGCCGCCTCCAGCGGCAAGCAACGTCACGCTGCCCAAGGGGATGATGCCAGCAATGAGCCATTCACGAGCTTTGTCAGCATTGGCGATGGACAGTGCATCAATACTTTCAAGCTCTTCTCTGCCATAGATGCGTTCTTTTGCTTCGGCAATGATCTTCTCAACATTCTGCTGATTCATCTTCACGCCACGTTGCTCTAGCCAATTGCCAGTTTCGTAAGCAATGCGTGAATCATTGGCATAGAGGCCAACAAAATTTTCAATGGTGGAAATGATTTCCTCATAGGCAGGCTTGCCGTCTTGCCCTTGATGACGGCTTTTGGAAACAATGGATGAGAGGAGATCGTCTTTGCTAGCCCCTTCTTCAATGTAATCGCCTAAGTCATAGCCATTTCCTGAGGGGAGATTGTCCCATTCCCACGAACGAGGATCTGCATAAAGCCAGCTTGCTCCAGGATTATCATTGGCAATTTCTGCCATGAAGCCAACGCCTTGCTCGTCGCGATCAGGACAAAGAACAAGCTTCCTGTTACGGAAAAGGCTTGAATAGTCACCATTAGTGCGATACTGTTTGCTGCCGCCGAGGAAAGTAATGCAGGGAATATCAAGAGCCCACACTGCTTCGCATGTAAGTTCTCCTTCAACAATAAAAATGGGAAGGCCAGTTTCATCGCTTTTATTTATTGCATCGTCGTAGCGATAGGGAAGAACATTGGCTTTAATTTCCTTGAGCTGGGTTTTATGGCCCTTCTCATTTTTGTCAATAGTGGGAAAGTCTTGCCAAATCTTTTTGCTGCCTGAAGTGTCGTCACGATGAACTATTACTACTTCCTTTCCATTGTTATTTTTATAGGCGAACGAATAGCTGCCAGCATCACGAGGGGGCTTCTCCCATCTGGTGAGCGGGGCTAAGGCATCGCGGATTTCAGCGCGGTGAGCAGGGCTGGTGTCGTGCCAGCAGTTGTAGGCCTCAGTGTTTTTATTGACAGTGAAATCATTCCCGCCGCATGCAGGGCATTGATACTTGCCTGGCTCGTTGCTTGGCTCCAGTTGTTCGAGGTGATCGAGGATGGAGAAGGTCATGGGGGAAGGTGAGATGAGGGTGTTCTAGCACCAGAATCCTGCTGCTGCAAGGCTTTCACAATTCTTAACGCGCCCTTCAGCTCCCGAGCCTTGACGGGCTGGCCATAACGGCTATATTGGCCATGTCCCTCGCAAGGCACAACCATGGAGCTTTGGCTGGCCGCCATTATCGGCTTCAGCATTGGCTACCTTCTCGGCCCTTTGTTTTATGACCATTGATCACGGCGAACCCAAGAAGAGCCGCCACTTCACCCTCACTGACACTGCCTACAACCATCTCAAGGACATTGCCCATGAAGCACGACTGAGCCTCAGCGAGACTATCGAACGTCTCATCCGCACAACTTCTCCATGGGAAGGAAATGCAGTGCTTTCTGACGGTGCATTCTCCCTGGTAGAAGACCATTCCATTGTTTCCGAAATTGAGGATTATGAAGGTTTCTCAGCTTAAGCTTGCTTGTGAAGAGTTTCTTCTGGAATTTCCCGACACGGAAGTGAAGCTTCTCTGGGAAGAAGGCGTTCTCACTGAGAACTACGATCCCGAATGCCTAGAAGAGCCCACTGATGTGAGGGCGATTAATGACTGGCCGCTCCCTGGCGACAGCTTGATCGTCAAGAGTGAGGTGCCTTCCAAAATGTTTGTCATTATGTATGGCGAATATCAGCCCGCCTTTGGCTACGAAACCGTTGCCTCCATTGATTGATGGACTTCCCCAATCTCACCACCTCTGAGCTTTCTGCTCGCATGAAGCAAATGGACCATGACGTGGTTCATTGTCTTGATTGCTTTCTTTCTGATACTGGCGTGGCCGTAACTGGACTGAGCCTTTCGTTTGATGAAGAAACTGAAGAGTATCTTCTTGATTGGCACTTCGCTTTTCTTGAAGAATGAACCACACTATCCTCACCTACTCCCCCTCCGACTTTTCCAGCATGGAAGACTCCGCAAAACAAGCAATGATGGACCGTTACAACGGCGTCTTCACTCCCTTGGAGATCAGCGCCGAAGCTTTCAAAACGGCTTACGACACCCCTGACATTGGCCCCCACATTGAAAAGGACTACAAAGGCCTCTCCTATCTGTCGTGGCCTTTTGCCTTCCGCTATCTGAAGGAGCATTTCCCGACGTTGTTTGTAGCGTTTGAAGAGAAGACCATTGGCTGGCCTGTATTTGGTGAGCCTGGTGCCTTCATCCTTCGCCCCTATCTCACTGATGGGATCAAGCGCACGCCTGCGCTGGTATTTCCAATCATGGACCGTAAGCACAATTCCATTCAACAGCTTGATGGTCGTGCCATTTCCGACAACATCCAACGTGCCAGCGTCAAGGCAATTGCTACGTTCACGGGCCTTGGTCTTCGGCTCTATGCCGGAGAGGACATCCCCAAGGAAGAGGCAAAGCCGGCGCTGCAGCAGGACACGCCCAAGGCGCCTGCACGCACTAAGGCTGCCCCTAAAGCAAGCGCTCCTGCTGCTGGAAGCGAAGGGACTGCTCCCGCCGCTGATACAGGGGCCTCTGAGCCCTTCGATGCGAAGGCAGCTCTCATGGCAGTGTGCAAAGCCAATCCCCTCGGCTATCTAGACGAGAAGGCTTCCATGGCAGCAGGCAAGGCCTCCTTGGAAAGCATTGGCTTGGCACGCGCCACGGAAGTGAAGAGCTGGCAAGCCTTCGGAAACGTCGTCGCATCAATGATGACGCTATGGGCCAAGGAGCAAGAAATTGTCATTAGCAAAGCTGAAATGACAGAGGAAATCAATCTTGTTCGTGGCCTTGAAGACACCAGTGCCATCATTGAAGGCATGAAGGCTTTCGTGGCAAAAAAGAAATAGACCTGGCGGCGGCCCGCTTAGCGCGGGCCTTTGCTGGCGCTGTTTGCATTGATGATGACTTTCTTCCCATTGTTGAGCTTCCTCCCAGGCTATTTGGCGAATGATCCTCTTGGCTTGTTTCTTCTCGTTACCTTCACATGCTTGATCCTTGCTCTGTCAATTCTCGCCATCCTTTCATTGATAGTCCCATGAGCCGCTTCACCTTCCTGAATGAAGACGGAGAAACGAAAATCTC